GTGACTGATTGATTATTTGTTGTAAGATCTATTGAAGCAGCTGTTCCTTGAATTTTATCTGATCCATTTGGCGCTACAACACATTTGTTTGTTCCAAAACCATTAGATGCAGATACATCCATAATAATTATTTCATCACCAACTGCTCCTGCAGGTAAAGTAATTGTTACAATATTAGCCACAGTGTCTACACCAATTTGATCTCCAGGAACTGCCGTGTATGCAGTCTTGCTAGCTGCAGTTACTGTCGTAAATCCTTTTTGTAACATACCTAATGATGTTGCTGGCACACTACCTCTAGAATAAACTAAAGCTGTTGCACCTTCAGGAAGAGGGACTTGTGTAGAAGCAGACTGACCTTTTGTTAATAAAGTTACAGTATGACTATCTCCAGCTCCACCTCTAGTAGTTCCATCTTCTACAAAAAATAC